GTTCTTGCAATTTCCGTGTAATTTGGTGATAATTCTATTCCTAGCCACCTTCTTCCTAATACTTCAGCGGCCCTAAACTTGTTCCACTACCAGCAAATGGGTCCAAAACTATATCGTTCTTGTAGGACAATATTTTAATCGCTTTAGTTGGTATGTCCATTGAAAAGGTCGCCTTGGTGAGTGACTTAGTATCGGCAAAGTAATTCCACTGACCAAATACAAGTTCCATAAACTCTTTCTTATCTTGTTCCTCGTATACAACTTTTTTCTTAATAGTTCCATCTTCTTGTTCTATTTCTGTTGGTGTCCCTTTCCACTGTGGTTCTCCTTTTACTTTTTTAATATGGTGTTTTTTATAAGCTAAAATAACACATTCTTTTGGGTTATATATGTAAGGTGATGATGGTGACATCCATGAACCCCATGCCGTAGTTTTACTTCTGTGTGGTGATTGTTCCTCCAAGTCGACAATACCAAAAAAACCAAAACCAATTTCTTTCATTAACTGATACATCTCAGAAACAAAGAATATTCTACCACCTTTTTTCTGTCTATTAATCTCGTAAGGAATGTTTAAAGCAATTCTTCCATCATCTTTTAAAACCCTATATGTTTCTGTTAACCAATTTTTAGCAAAAACAAGATAATCTTCAAACTCAACATCATCTTCATAAACATCATAATCAATACCAACACCATATGGAGGACTTGTAACCACAAGGTCAACAAAACTCTCAGGTAATGTTTTCATTACCTCAATACAATCACCATTTATAATCTTTCCTGTTTCTATCATTTTTTCTCTAATGTATCAATATGGTGTTGTAAATACCACAACGCCTTTTTTAGGTCTTGCAACTCTTTATCTTTTTCTTTTTTACCGGCTCTTGAAATATATTTTACAGTATTACCTAAACTGAACCCAAGATCCCAAGCATCAATTACTTTAATTGCTTCATATGGGTTTGTCTCTCCTCCATAATGTTCAGGGTGATTTACTTGTTCTTTACTCATAAATTCCAAGTTGAATTAAATAACTTCTTACTTGTTTACCTAATTCCATATCGTTAGGGTATTTTTTAACCAACTCAATAATGTGTTTTGAATCAACATTAATTGTTTTGTTTTTAGTTACCGGATGTTTGTATCCGAACTCTTTTTCTTGTCTTAACTCGTTTAATGATCTTTGTTTTACTACCATGACTTTTTTATTTCAATAATATAAAACTATATTTTATTTGTCAAATTTTTGTGTTTGATAATTTTTGATTGTATCATGTAGTTCATAATTTTTCTTTTCGCAATTGGGAGTAATGTTTCTTTTAAAGGGTAGTTATTATTTTGATTAACATTAAAAACAATTAATTTACTATGGACCTTTGGGTCATGTAAATCTTTAATGAGTGGTCTTTTTACTTCTTTTAATTTTTCGTCATAGTCTCCTTTTGGGCATTCACATATTTTTTTAATGTGACATTTTGTTTCAATGTTTCCTTTTTTAATTGGTTTTATAATAAACTCATATAGGTATGTTTTGTCTTTATAGTCTAAAAAGAAAAGTCCTTGTTTTGCTTCAATATTTTTTGGGTTTTGTACCGGGTCTATTGAAACAGTGTCATTTACAATATCCCAAATTGCTTTTGCGTGATTAAAGTAATCAGTAAGTTTTGTAGATGAATATTTACAAACATGATAAACTTCAAGTATTTCTTCTTTTGTTAATAATGGACAATCAACAGGTATTAAATCTGAAATTAATATTTCATCGTCAGGATCCTTTAAGGTTCTATTAAGTGTTAAGATTTGACCCTTTTCTATTAAAAGGTTAATACTTGCAAGGTGTAATGATATTTCTTGAAACTGCGGGTATAATTTAAAACTATTTAAGTTTTTATCTAATTTTTGTAAATAACCTAAAAGGGTTAATTGTTTGTGTTCTAAATCAATAGGTTCTTGAAATAACCAGTCAGTTTTCATTGAAATGTTTTAGATAAAAAATAGATATTTTTTTGATTAGTGTAAATGATTAGTTATTTCTCATAACATAATATTCCTCTCCGTTGATGTTATATGAGTCTTCTGTTCCGTCATAACCATTTAAAGTGTTTCCATATCCATCAGATCTAATCACGTAATCGAAAGCCGCTTCAACATCAACAAAATCTAAAAGGTTTTGATCAGAAAACCCTCTACCTTTTAATATGCTAAATATATCGTCCATATTATCATCAACCATGCTTTCAATAGTATCTTCAATTTCTTGTTCGTTGTAGTCACCTTCTGGATTTTCTTTAATGTCTTCCATTAATTGTTCGTAGTCGTAAATGTCGTTTTCAATTTCTTCTTGTTCTTCATCAGTTAATCCACCTTCTTCAAGTTTTTGATTTAATCTATCAATACTTGCTTGGTGTATTTCTAAATACCTTTTTTGTTGGTCTGTTAATTCTTTATTTATATTCCAACTTTCTGGATCATCTCTAATCATTTCAGAATAATCTTCATATAGATAATCCCTAGCGTATCTTTCATCAATATGATTTTCCCAAACGTGTTCTCTGAATGCATCAAAACCAACTTCATCAACTAGTGATTCAAGTTTTTCTTTTGCTGCGTCATATATTTTATCACCTTCATAAACAACATATTCGCTTTCAAACGTGTTTCCACCCAACCACAAATAAACACTTGAATCACCGTAGTGTTTGTATTTGGTATCAACTAAAAAATACTTATCTTCAACTTCTGTTGGTATTCCTCTTTCTTCTAAGTACGTAAAGATGGCTTCGGTTTCATTTGATTCTTTATCATCATTTTCAACATTCCAAGCACCTTCTTCTCTTAATTCGTTTTGATATGCAATTCTTTCTTCGTATATTTTTTGTTTTTCTATTCTTTGCATTTTAGAACCCCAATAATCCATTCTTCCACTCACTTTATTTTTATCAAAAAATGGAATTTCTGTATACCCTATATCTAAATTACCTTGGACTAAATCAATACTATCAATATTTTTGACTCCTTCTTTATTTCTAAAAACTAAATCACCAGTGATTCTAATTTTTTTACCGGCATAGTCAGGAAGTCTTTTAATAAATGAACCATCACCATTAACATAATCCAAAAGTTCTTTATACTCTTCAGGACTAACGTCAACCCACTCTTCAGTTTCCTCTTTGATTATTTTTCTTATTATGGAATTTAAACTCATATTTTATAAATAGTTTATATTGACAAATGAATATTCATAGATTATAAATATTTATATATAAAATAAACCTCTAAAAAATTAGTCATGGGATGCGGATGTAAAAACAACCAGTCACAAGCTCAACAACAAGCACAACCAACTCAACAACAACAAAACAACGAGTCAGTTAAAGCCTCTGTTAAAAAAATTGTTGAGAAATATTACAACAAAAAGTAATAACTATTTAGTCATATTTTAATTTTTTATAACATTAATTAAAATAAAAATATGATTGGAGTTTATAATTACCTTGGTGGTAAAAATTTATGTAACATTGTTGCGAATATTACGGTTAGAAAAATTGAAGAACTATTCCCTAACGCAGAAACTGATATTTCGGTTATAAACGTTGGGAATTTTTTTATTGTTAAGGGATCAACAAGTTCTGATAAAGTTATAAATGTTGCTCAGTCTGTTCAAGAAATTTTAAAATCACACAACGAAGACTTATCAAATAAAATTAAAGTAATTGATACTGTGATTTATAATAAACCTCCAAAAGACGATGTTCTTAATATTTCATTCACATATTCTAAAAATATTAAAAAATACAAAAAAACCTTAAATGAATTGTCTAAAAACAAAACTTATTTAAATTTATACATTGACGAATGTAGCAAAGTTATACACTACTGTGAAGAATTATTTAATGAAAAAATAGATGAAGATTCTATTTCAAAACATTTTGAAAACTTTAATTTGATTGAAAAAAAATACAGTAATGATACATTTATTTCGGATAGATTTTATGGTTTGTCTAAATGTAATGAAAAGTATTACCATATAATTTTAATGAATATTACACACCATTTATTTAGTTTATCAATATCTGATTATGTTAATATTTCAATTAATTCAATAAATAAAATAGATGATTTAGATAATTTAAATATAAATTTAAATTTAAACGACACTAAATGTGTCGTTAAAAAAGAATGGTTAGAATCTTTGTTATTGGATGTTTTTCCATTTAGTGTTGGGGCCCTAAAGGAATATATTAGTGTTGATCTAAAAAATGAATTTGAGTATTTAATTGGTTCGGAAGAAACGCCTTACTGGGAAAATGTTAATTTAGCCAAAGAATTTGTACTATTATAGTACATATTTTTTGGCCAAAGCAACTCCCTCACTAATTTCATTATAGTCTCTTTCAGGTGCTAAAAATTTTACATTTTGTGGTTCTTGATTTTCATCTAATGTCATTAAAATCATTGCCGGAACATAATCAACACCCGTTTCTTCAATAAACTCATCAAACTCATCTTGGTGATTTTCAATATCTCTTTCTAAAAAGTAGATGTTCTCTTTATTTAACTCTTCTTTCATTATTTGACAATAAGGGCAACCCTCCATCGTATAAACTACAACTATTTTCATTTTAATCTATTGTATAATATTTATTAATTCCTTTTAATAATAGATAAACTATATCTAAAGATTCTGTAGTATTTAAAATTTTTAATTTAAAAACACTTTCATCTTCCAATTTTATAAAATATATCATTATTTTATTTTTACCATACTGAATTAATCCTTCTTTATTTTGCATTCTTAACCCATCATAAAACGCATCGTACCAAACTAATTTATTTTTTTCACATAATTTTGTAACACCATCCAATGTTATATTTCTAGTCCTTATAATACAAGGATAATCAACATGTCTAACCATAAAATTACTTATAACATGTTCAGGTACAATATTTTTATCAATTTCATTTGTCATAATGGTAGATCCATAAATAGTTCTTCAAAATAATTATAATCGTTAGTATCAATAATTACTTTTTCATTTACTTCATTAACCCATATCGGGTAAATGTCATAAACAGGTTTTGTTTCATCAAATTCTTTAAATTTTGCAAAACTCCTCATAGTTTTACCGTTTTTAAATTCTTTAACCATAATAGGTAATTTTATAAATTCTTTTCTAAAAAGATAATCAACCCTTTTATCTAACTCATCTACAGGAATAATCCATTCATCCGTTAGCGGCATGTTATATTTACCTAAAGTTTGTGTTCTTCTTAGACCATCTCTTGTGAATTGGTATTCTATTGTTGCTCTTTCTGATCCATCTTTATCTCCTTTTCTTAATGAAACAATAAAACAGTATGGTTTTTCAGAGTATGTTCTTACACAGTTGTGCTGGTGAATCGATTCTCCTTGATATTGTTCTGTGGTTTTAAAAAGGGTTGGAAAGTATGTGTTGTCATGGGTAAATATTGGGTCTTCAACCAAAACTGAATCTTCACCATAAAATCTTGTTACATGACCTTTACTGTATGAATCAATAAGTGTGGCCCATTCTGAGTGTTCGTGATTAAATTCATCTCTATTTTTGGCCAATAATTTAACGTTTTCACCAAAATGTTCCAATTTAATTTTAAATCTTAAATGATCATTTAACAAATTAATAAAATTTTCTGATTTTGTTTCATTTAAAAGTAAAACAATATTTTCTTTTTCTTTTTTTGTTAAAAAAAGATCTGCCTGTATTTCTTCACAAATTGGATTATAATATGAAAAAATTTTTTCAGTTATAAAAACCTCATCTTTAATTTTATTAAATAAATCTTGCCCTAAAATATTATATAATTGATA